AATCCAGTGTAATAATATAACTTTAATAATCTTAAAGCTCTTTCTTTTAACTGATCGATTGTTGTCGCCCCTGGCACGGGAATAGTCATACGCTCACCTCCCGTATTTGGTGGGAAATCTTTGCCTTTTTCTTTCACCATATATTCAGGCGTTTCACTGCCGTTCCTGAAAGTGGCAAGCACTTCTATACGTTCTTTCTTAGTTTTGTTTTTGCCGTCCTTAGTTATTTCGCCCGTTTCTACTTCGTTTGTGTTTGAAGCGATAACCGATAAAACTAAATCATCTTTACGTTTATATTTAAGGTCGTCAGAAATAATATCTTTTTGAAAAGTAAATGTGTATTGTTTTGCTTCACTCGAAATATATACTTGCGATCCGCAACGTAATTCATTGCCCCTAAAATATGCCTCAAAATGATATGATTTGCGAAGCGAAGCAAGAACTTCGGCTACGGTTTCGTTTCCGCTTTTATACTCTCCAAATGTGGTTGAGGTTAAAGTATTAACGGTAAATTGAGTATCTTTAAGCATATCCTGAAGCATCGCTTCTAATGTCGTTGTTGCCGGATATGTTTTGAGTGGTGCCGGTATCTGTTTTAATTTCCAAAAGTTATCCTCACATTTGAACTCGATAGGAGTTTTGCTTGTAACTTCTGAAACAAAACCTTCATAAAGATGTGTATTCGCCTTTATGTTTTCAGTTCCTTGAAAAACTTCTTTGCCCTTGCTAAAATACTTGTAACCCCAATCAATCGTTACTTTATCACCTCTCATAATCAAAGGCGAACCGTCAAAGCCTCCTATGTTTTTATTATTTCCCGAAAGAGGCACTAATTCATTATTTTTGTCTCTATAATAAATGTTTTTAGGCACAACAATTGTTGCATCGTTTGTAAAATCTCTCCAACTGTCGGAACATTCGATACTGTGAACGAAATTAAATATAACTGTCTTTGATCGCCCGATATTATTATAAGGCGTTTCTTGCTGAATAACTACTTTTGTGATTACTCGCAACATTACATTCCATTTATTTGTAATTCAATTGGAACAACGGAAATTGCATTTAATGTATATTGTTGATAGCTATATCCGCCTTCTTCCTGTCCTAATGTTCTGTCAAGAAAAACAATCGAATGAATATCTAATGTTTCAAGATATTTACATACTACTGGAATTTCAACAGGGGCTTTTATTACTTGTTTTAAGGCGGCTATCGCTTCGGCAGGGAATACACCGTTTAACGATTTCTTATAAGTTGCTTTATTTTCTAATTTCCCGGTAGATTTGTTTTTAACGAATATCTTTTGTCCGGTTGTCATTATTCCACGAAATGTAATGTCTGCATTACCTTCACCGATATACTCAATTACATCATTGTCTCGGCCTTGAATTTCAGTTCTTACAATATTTCTAGGGAACACAACATCAACTAGTATTGATTCAAATGTCATTTCAGGGGTTGTAACGGAATTGCCGTTATTATCGGTATATGTGACCGTTTGAAAAGTTACATCGCTATACACCTCGGTACCAAGCTCTGAAATACTAATAGGCATATCGGCAGGATTTGCCGGACTTATCCCATTAAAATAAGGGTTGTATTTCTTTGTATTATTTCTTGCTTCGCCAACTGCAATAGTAATCAATTCACCAACCATACGGGCGTCTTTTATTGCAATCCCTGTAGGGTTTACTTTCGGTAGTATGAAATTATGAGTCTTACTTTTGGGACTTGTAATTTCTCCCACTATTGCGTTTTCAGCTTTTGGTATGTTTATAAATTGAGTCATATTAATTCCCCGCTACTATTAAGCTATCTTGAGTTGCATCGGTTAAAATTTGCGTTACTAACTCTTTTAATTTTCCCAAACCTTCTCCTTTTACGTTGGTTGTTGAAATCGTAAAATCTTTAATCAATGGTTGATTATATGCGATGTGTATATTTATATTTTGGTGACCTTCAGCTTTTGTTTTTGGTTGTGTCGGGTTTTTATCCAAACCGTCCGCTCCTTTACCAAATCGATTACCTTTTTGAGGCAATAATGATAAAAGTTTATTTTTTTGTTCTTCCGTTATTTGACCTGCCTTTTCTGCTTGGTTTAATGTTTGAATTATACCTACAGACTTTTTCGCGTAAGTAGATTCTTTCAATAAATGTTTATCATATAAAGCTTTTATACCTTCAACTGTTTTTGTTTCATCGGCTAACCATTTTCTATTAGCTTCTTCTTTTTTCGCTTCATGTCCATCCCAAGCTTTGCCAATATCGGTAGCGGCTCGATGATTCGCATTCATAAATTCATCATAATTCTCTTTAGCACCTTTCACATCGCCTGATAGTAAATCCCACGCCATCCTCAGAGGTGCTATAAAATAATCATTAATCCAGTGATACATCGCCATAAGGGTATTTCCAAAAGCATTTACTCCGTGGCGGAATCCATCGAATTGAGTATATGCTTCATACAATCCAACAGCTACAGCTGCAACAGCTAAAACTATTAATCCAATTGGATTAGCGTCCATAGCCGCATTTAATCCCCATTGAGCTGCAGTAAGCATGTTAGTTCCCGCGACGCGTGCCGAGTACCATCCTATTAAGAATTGGTTTTGTAATCCCTGTATACCTAGCCAATAAGCATTGAGTTTTTCTAATGCGATTAATCCATACATCATACCTTTATATGTTGCATATATACCAACCATTGCTCCGATAGCTGCTGAATGTTCTTTTACAAATCCAACTATAGAACTAACGCCTCGAGCAACTGATTCTAATGCGGGAACAATCGATTTCATCGCCTCCATAGCATACTCTCCGATTGCAAGTTGAGCCTTACCCATTAGTTTATTGTATCGGGCAATTGGATCAGCATTGAACATTGCTTCTGCAACGCCTGCATAACCACTATGAGCGATCGCGTCCATCATCGATTTTTGAGCTTCAATAAGATTTCCGCTTGCTTCAAGTTTTGTAATACGTTCCTTTTCTTGATCGGTTAAAATAACGCCATAACGCGAAAGTTTCTGTAGTCCTTTAATGGGATCATTTAACGCTTTTCCATACATTATTGCAGTCTCACTCCATCCGTGACCGGTCTGGGCTGCTATATCAGCCGTTTGACTCATTGCCTGTGCAAAAACATCTTTAGTAATCGAGGGGAATGTAAGTAATTGGCTTTGCATATCCGTCACTTCCGATAGGGTAGCTTTAATATGACCAGACAATCCTGATGCCATCGTTTTAAGTTCTTCGCCAGTTATCCCTGCTGCCATACCCGTAGCCTTTATGTTCGCCTCTATTTTGGCAGTAGATTGTTCTAGTTCGTGGAATTTATCAATACCTTCGTGAATAAACTCACCAAGTTTATAAGCTCCAAAAGCAACGCCAAACATAGCTCCGACTTCGAGAACCTTAGAACCTAAACCACCCATTTCACCCTTAAGGTGTTCGGCTTTTTTTGCAGCTCCGGAAAGTCCTGTTGAAAGATTATCCTTTAAATTTAGAATATACTCAACTATATTGCTCATTATGAGAATTTAACTTGTAAAACTGATTCAAGATAAAATTTAGTTCTAGCCCAAAGTTTATTGAATTCTGCCAACTGATCGTCGTCTGTTCCTTCTAACTTATCTATATCAATATGCAAACACCCATGTATATATGCCGCTATCCTTTCGGGTGCGGAACATATTTCGATATCAACTATTTTTTTTTAAACGAATCCTGAATTATTTCACCTAAATGAGTACAGAAATCATTTATTCCTAATTTGTAAGCATCACATTCGTATCCTTCACCATACGTTAATGGGTGAGATTCTTCACGCAATAAAAGAGCTTCACGCATTTCATTACCTGCTAAAATCGGGCTTGATGTTTGCATTTTACTGATTGCGAAAAGTTTTTCTGTGAAATTCGGCTCTTTAATATAAGCTACGATACGCTCATTCGTTTCAGGATGCACGCCGATATACACATTTACTTTCGGGCGTCCGTGTTTTATTGCATACCCCTTTGCTAATGCTTCGAAATTAGCTCTTTCTTCATCTGTAATTATTTTTGGATTAATAATTACGGCTTTGTTTATTTCTTCTGTTGTTTTCATTTAATTTGTTTTTTTTTCGTGATTATTTATTTGTTTTGAAAACCCCGCTCCGAACTAGCCGAAACGGGGAAAACAAAACAGAAAAGAAAGTTTTTAACGTCCAATATCGCCAATAATTAAAGGTAACTTAACAGTAAGTTTTGTGTCGCCTTCTTTAGCATTAAAAGGGTCTTCTAGGAATTCACACGCTTTCAACGTATCGGTAGTTGCATCAGCAACT